CAAATACCATACATTCTCTAATGGGGATGAATACTACGATAGTTATGGTCAGAACAATAACTTAAGGTTATTCACCGAAAATGCCACATTTGATAATTTCCGTTTTAGAAGTTACTCAAACGTTGAATATTTTGATGGTACGAATTGGGTACCATGGGGACAAAGTTTAGACACCTTATTTGATGGTCGAGAAGAGACTGGATTTAGTTTGGGACATGCAAATTCTCATTTTAGATTTGAAATTAATAGAAGTTCAGGGTGGCCAACAACCGCATTATTTGTAATTCAAAGTTCGTGGACAGATACCAACAATCACACATGTGAGGTTACTTTAGAAACATGGAATGGAAGTGCGTGGGTACAGAAAGACAATTGGACGTACTCCAATTTCCAAAGAGGTATCAACTTACATACAACCTCCCAAACTCACGATGGTATTGGACAAATGCGTGTCACCATTAACATGGATTGGACGGATGCTAGTCACAACTACTATCCATTAAGAAGAATTCTTTTCTTAAGTAATTTCTCTGGGGGTGCTACTGATATGCAACCGTTTACTTGGGAATATAATAAGAATGTAACATTTAGTAATCAAATTTATGTTAGTGGTGGTGACTCATCACAATGGAACACAGCATATGGTTGGGGTAATCACGCAAGTGCGGGTTATTTAACTTCTTATACAGATACAAACCACTACACCACAGGTGCAACATTTAATACGAGTGATGGTGTTATTACGTTTACAAGAAATAATGGGAATACATATACCGTAGATATTGACGGTAAATATTTAAACCTAACTGGTGGTAGTGTTGCGGGTACTTTAAACCTAACATGGCCCACCACATCAACAACTAGTTACGAGTTATATTTCTATAACCAAAGTTATCACGCGAAAATCTACTCCACAGGTGGTGATTTAATCTTAACGAATGGAACTGGTGAGAAGTTTAGAACTACAACCGCAGGTGTAACCGTTTCAGGTGTTGTTACCGCAACAGGTGGTAACTCATCAAATTGGAATACCGCCTACGGTTGGGGGGATCACTCAACAAGAGGATATCTAACATCTGTTCCTTCCCCACAAAGTGGTGATTGGTGGAACGATGGTTTTGCTAGAGTTGGTACCGATGGTGTTATGGAAATTGGTAAGTATATTGATTTCCACGATTCGGATACAACCACTAGTGACTATAACTTTAGAATCACGAATTCGGGAGACAGACTGTACTTCAGTGGAGATATCGAATTAGATGGTGGAGACATCTACATCAATGATTCAAACACAAGACTTACTGAAGGTAACAGTAACGCACTCCGAATTCAAACAAATACGGGTTATGTAGATATCGGTTCTATGAACTCGAGTTGGGTTCACTTCCAAGCCGACCGTTCAGTTTATATGTGGGCAAACGGTGGTTTATTCTCATTTGATGCCGATGTTATACCACACTCAAACAACACAAAAAATTTAGGTAGTAGTGGTAATAGATGGGCAACTATATACGCTAACGGGGGTGATTCCACACAATGGAACACCGCCTATGGGTGGGGTAACCACGCAAGTGCTGGTTACTTAACCACATCAACTGCCGCAAATACCTACGTTAAGAATTATTCACATCATACGTCGACTAATGCGGACTTCAATATCGCAAGATCTAGTGGTCTTTATACTTTAGACTATGGTGGACAGGCAAACTTAAATTCACCTGATGGATCGGCATGGCATGGTCTAATCACAGTTAGATCGGGAAGTGTTAGACAGGTTCAAATCACTATTCCATATAATAGTGACAACATGTACTATAGAAGGGGTCATAACTCCAACGCCGAACAATGGAATGATTGGGTTAGACTTTGGGACACGAATGACTTTTCAGACACTAATGTGTCAAATTGGAATACCGCTTATGGTTGGGGTAATCACGCAAGTGCTGGTTACTTAACCTCACTTCCATCACACAATCACGATGGTGTTTACTTGCCTATTGGTGGTAAAGCTGCGGATTCCAATCTATTAGATGGTATTGACAGCACTTCATTCCTTAGAAGTGATACTAGTGACAGTTTCACAGGTGACTATTTAGGTTTCCCTACACTAAGTCTTGGCATTGCCAATAATAACTCATCAAATGGTTACAACACATACTTTAGAGGAAGTAGTAGTCATTTCGTATTGGGTCTTACTGATGGTAACACATTATACTTAAACTACGGAAACTCAAGTGGTTCGATGCGTACTTACGGTACGTGGTACCACGGTGACACACAAATTCTATCCTCTTCAAGGGCATTATCAAATGTTACAGGTAACATATCAATGTTTACCAACGATTCGGGATACATTACTTCAACGGCATCAATCTCAGGAAACGCGGCCACCGCATCCAAGTGGGCAACCGCAAGAACGATAACTTTAAGTGGTGATCTTAATGGGTCTGTTTCTATTGATGGTTCTGCGAACGTAACCCTTAGTGCACAAGTAGTAAATGATAGTCACACTCACGATGACAGATACTTTACTGAAACCGAATCTGACGCAAGGTACCCATTATCAAGAGGTGGTTTAGGTACTTCAACAACTGTTGGTGACACTACGGGATGGGGAAATAACTTGGCCGCGGGAACATACACAAGAGGATATGTTGGTCATGGTGGTCAGGTGATTATGTCCCATGACACAGGAGGTAGTGTAGGTAATGTTGGTATTGAGGTAACTTACTATGGGGCAATGTATGTCCACACAAACGTGGATAGTAATCAGTGGGTTACTAAGCAAATTTGGACATCAGAAAACTTTACCTCTACAAATATTTCCAATTGGAATACCGCATATGGTTGGGGTAATCACGCAAGTGCGGGTTATGTAACCCATGACTACTATACCACAGGTGCAACATTTAACAGTGGTAATGGTATAATTACCTTTACGAGAAACGATGGTGGTACTTACACAGTTAATATTGCCGCAACCCTAACGGATGTAACCGTAACGGGAGGTACATATAATTCAAGTAATCAAACACTTACTTTAACAAAATCTAATGGTACGACAGTATCGGTAAGTGGATTTGCGATCGATACAGACGTTAACTGGTACACCACTAGTGCATCATTCAATACAGGTAATGGTGTAATCACTGGTACAAGAAACGATGGTGGTACATGGACAGTAGACATTGACGGTAGATTCGTTCCGTACAGTGGTGGTAACATGACGGGTAACCTGAATTGGGGAACCACAGGTACAGGTTTAACATGGACAATGAACACCGATGGTGCCTACATCATATTCTATAATACAGGTGATGGCGATACCGATTCAAGATTAGAGTACGGTACATCCGACAATGGTAACGAGTACCACAGATGGATGGTGTCTTCTATTGAGGAGATGACCCTTAAGAATGACGGTTTACGTGTTACCAATGACATCTATATGGCGGGTAATATTGTGGCAACTCAGGCGTGGGTCTCTTCGAGAGGTTACCTAACATCTTATACAGATACTAACTACTACACTACAGGTGCAACATTCAACACAGGTAACGGAGTAATCACCGGTACTTTAAATAACGGTAGTACTTGGACTGTAGACATCGATGGTAGATACTTACAATCGTACACAGAGGTCGATACTTTAGCATCTGTGACCGCAAGAGGGTCATCCACCTCAAGTGACATTTTCTTGAATAACGCAGCACCAACACTATACTTACAGGATACTGATAATAGATCTGCGATGATCCATGTTAACAGTAACTACTTCTATATCCTAAATGGTAATGCTAATAACAGTACAAGTTGGGCTCAACAAGCAAACAGTAGATGGTTATTCCAAGGTAACTTAAATAATAACGATATTACATTTGGTGGTTCGGGTGACTTCGCCGGTGTTGTTACCGCAACAGGTGGTAACTCCAACAATTGGAACACGGCTTATGGATGGGGTAACCACGCAAGTGCGGGATACTTAACCGCACACCCAACAATTGCGGGTGCTAGTTCTAATAATAGTGGTAGAACATATATCCAAGATGTATTAACAGATGCTAATGGACACGTAACAGGTTTAACCACAGCGACTGAAACTGTAGTTAATACCGATACAAACTATTATGTTAATTCGGCTTCATTTACTAGTGGTATCTTAACACTTAACAGGATTGGTTTAGGTTCGCTTACAGTAAGTTTAGACGGTAGATATCTACAATCAGAATCGGACACATTGTCAACCGTAACCGCAAGAGGTAACACTACTGGTAGTGCAATTGCGATAGGTGGAACATTAACAATTAATAAATCAGGAACCGATTCATGGATTGTATTCCCCGCACAAACTAATGATCCGGGGTATATTAGACACTATGAGAGTAATAACACCTCAAGAATGTTATTCTCGGTATCCGATGACAGTGGTACTACCGATTACTTCGGTTTTGGTTACAATGGTGACGATACTCGTTTTGTTATTTACTCAAACGGTAATGTCTATGGTAAAGGAACCGCAGAATTTGATGGTAGAGTATACGCCGACGACGGTTTACACGTAAGAGGTGATTGGGTTCGTGTAGACGGAAGTAACGGTATCTACTTCAACAGTTATGGTGGTGGATGGAGAATGACAGGATCATCATACGTTGAGATGTATGGTAGTAAGTCACTACACATGCAAAACGGTAGTATTGACTATGTTACTCAACTACACTTTAACGATAATGTAAGATTCTATGATGAAGGTAATAACCAATACCTTAACTATAAATGGGGTAACGGTGGTGCAGGTGGTATCAAATTCGTTGACGGAGATAACTCCGTTCAAGGTTATGTATATGGTTCAGGAACAGGTTCCTTTGGATTGTTAGATAGTGGTGGTAACTGGAAAGTAAGAGTAGACGGCTCTAATGTTGAAATGTATGGTTCTCAATACCTTACAAATGTTTACGCCAATGTCTTCTACGATAGAGATAACTCGGCATACTACTTAAATCCAAATCAAGCGTCCAACTTAGCAACCCTTACACTTAATAGTCCAACATCAGGTACAACAGTATTCAATATTCAGGGTACTCAAGGACAATTGTTCTCGATCACCGACGATTTAACGGGGGATCTATTCTCAGTATCAGACGCTTCGGGTGTTCCAATCTTTAATGTAAATGCCAACAGTAATGTCGACATTGACGGAAGATTAATTATATCTAAGAATAATGCGTCGTCCCTAACGGCAAATGCACATTTATTGTTAGAGAATGGTACCACTTCCTCAGGACAAACCACAATTGGATTTAGACATGGTGGAACTGAAAAAGGTTCGATTAGAGTAGACTCATCGGGTAATCAGATATTCAACGCTGCGAGTGGTATTTTCTACTACAACAATGATTTTGGTGGAGATTCACTAACATTTAGAAACGTTTCCACCACATTCATGACTGTTAGTAGTGGTACTGTTAGTTTCCCAAATACGGTTTCGGCAAGTATTAGTGGTAACGCAGCGTCGGCAACTAATTTAGGTTCACACTATACCGCAGATGATTGGTTTAGGGCAACTGCTGATAATAATATTGTTAAATTCTACGGTAACACAAGATCTATCATATACCGTACTGACGGTGTAACGAATGAGCATGGTGGTGGAGGATATCCCCACATTTGGTACTATGGTGGTTCTGCTGATTCGAACAGAGTAATGATTATTAACACAAGCGGTCAGTTGTGGATGAGCAACTACGGTTGGTTACACGATTATTTCCAAGCATCAGCTAGTGCAATCAATACAGGTAATATTGGTTCACAATCAGTAAACTACGCAACAACCGCGGGATCCGCAACTTCAGCAACAACTGCGGGATATGCAACCACAGCAGGATCGGCAGATCAAATTGATGGTGTTGGATTCAGAAACACAGGATCAAATGAAGGAATTAACGCTGACACCCTTAACAGTAATGGTATAACCTACTACACTGGTGGTGTAACAAACTTCTCAGGTAACTCTACGGACGGTGCACTTTACTCACAAGCGTATAGTTCATCATGGCAACACCAAATTGCGGGTGATTATAGAAGTGGTCAAATTGCTGTTAGAGGTAAAAATAATGGAACGTGGCAATCATGGAAGAAAGTCGCGTTGGTTAACACCGTTACCTTCACAAATGTTACATCAGTTTCATTTACTCACGGTTTAGGAACCGATAATATAGTTGCTCAGGTATATGACGGTGGTGGTAGTTTATTCTTCCCGTCTGAGTTAAGATCTGCGGGTGGTATCGTTACTGTAACATTCGAAGTACCGAGATCAGGTAGATTAGTCGTAACGGGATAAAAGGAGCATATGTATGTTAAGAGAAAATGTAATAGTAAGTGGTTCGTTAGATGTACAAAGCGGACAGTTCATTATACCAAGAGGAACGAGAGCTCAGAGACCTTCGAGTCCTGAGGTTGGTTCATTATACCTTGAAGAGTCCCCTAGTGGAAGTTTTGTTGTCACCTTTACAGGTTCATCCAACTACGATGATGGTTGGGAACCCGTGGGTTCACAGAACACAGATAGAACTGCGTTTAAGTATAGAAACATAATTAACTACTCATACTTGGCCGGTGGATATAAGAATTCATCTCCATGGAAGAACGTTCATAAAACTATAAACGCTACCGATCAAACTTCACATATTGGTGAATTAATGGATTACCCCGCATCTTATACGTCAGGGGCGTGTAGTAAAACTATACTCTTTCTATGGTCAACCAATACGGATAATGTTTGGAAATCGGCAACTCAAGTTCATGGAACACATACAACGGGTGTACATATGGTTAACGAAACCGCATATGCACACCAGACAAAATGGGATTTATTAAATGAAAGGGACGATCCGGGAACTCTATTTAAAGAGACGGAATTTGCTTACATTTTTGGAGGTTCAGTTGCTGCGGTTGAGAAATTTAACCTCACTAATGAAACTATGTATACTACCTACTATCCAAGTGGGACGGGACCTTACACCACAACAACAACATCTATTACTAGTACTTTAGGTGCTTCAGGTTTCTCAGATGAAAACTATGGTTATGGGTATGGTTCTGAGAGTGGTAATAAATGCCACTTCGCAACCGATACTTTTGAAACAAGGGCATCATCATGGGCATCAAGTGGTCAACAGAAGGGGATTAGTTCCAAAGTCGGTAAAGGATATTGTGGTAATGAAGGGACGTATAATGGTGGGTATAACCTCAGGAGGTGGGATGCGTTTACTGAAACGAATATTGGTAACGTATCAAAACCACACCCAAACTGTGGTGAAGAAAACTTCACTATGGGGCAAGACCACCAATACATGATAGCATGTTATGATGGTAGTGGTCAGAGTAATAATAGTTGGAAATTTAGTTACACAACAGATACAGGAACTGTTAACCCATCGGGTCTTGCACCTGGTGTAAATGCCGGTGCGTCATCAGGACATTGTGGTTGGAGAAATTAAGTATTTATAGGTATGTTATTCGAAAATTTAGAAATAAGTGGATCATTAAAAGGACAGGGTATAACCAAACCACCGTCGGGAGGACCGTCGGGTAGACCCTCTAGTCCGGAGACAGGTTCATTATATTTACAAGAAAGTAGTCTAAATGTTGGATGGGCGGATTACGGTGGTAATACCGCGAATTATAATATCTTAAATAATGATAGTATCATTATAAGAAACACCTCCACGGGTTGGATTGGTTATTTTTATGGTAATGCTGCCCCTATTGGTAGGTACCTATTGAGATTCACCTACTATACTGATTCGGGAACCTCATCGCTAGTGGTTGATAATGACGGTATTGATGATAATACATTTAACACCACTTTAACGGCCACCATGGATCCCCAAACACACTACTCCACGGTAACAACAACCGCAGAGGGTCAAATTCGAATGTTTCTAAGACATAATGGGGGTGGTGGTAATATCACCATCACTAACTTCAGAATGGTTTTAGAGTCGGATGCCAACAAAAGTTATTTAATGGTTTATACGGGTGTTGGTAATAATGACAGTGGATGGGAAAGAATATCTCAACAATCAAACTTTGGTCAGACCGCATACAAGTATAGAAGTATTATAAATTATTCATATTTGGCGGGAGGGTATAAATCCTCATCTCCATGGAGAAACGTACATAAAACAATCAACGCGACCGATCAAACTTCCCATTTAGGTGAGTTATTAGATTACCCCGCGTCATATACATCAGGTGCATGTGGTAGATTCATATTCTTTGTATGGTCGGTTAATACGAGTGGTGCATTCATGGGACCGGGAAGTGTGAACTCAACCTATACTTCCGCAATTAATATGTGGAATGACACTAACTATACCCACAACGCTAAATTTGATTTGGCCAATTCTAGATCCGATTTAGGTACACTATTTAAAGAACAAACATATGCGTATGTGTTCGCGGGTGGTACCACTACAATGGAGATATTTGATCTAATTAACGAGACAGTCTTGACGAGAACAATATCCTCAAGTGACTCGGGAGATGGTGCGAGTGCATTTTCAGATGAACATTATGGATATGGTTGGGGATCATTCGGTGGATTTAAATTCAATTTTGCCACGGAGTCTCAAACATCGTCAACTATGTGGGGTGCACACGGACAACAAAAAGGAATTAGTTCCAAAGTCGGAAAAGGTTATGCGGGTAACGAAGGTTCGTATGCGGGGGGATATAACCTAAGAAGATGGAGTAACCAAACAGATACAAATTTGGGTAATGTGGCAAAACCACACCCAAACTGTGGTGAGGAAAATTTTACTATGGGACAAGATTGGCAATATATGTTGGGTAATTATGATGGTGCACAAAATAATACTAGTTGGAAGTTTAATTACAGTACCGACACGGGAACTGTTAACCCATCGGGTCTAGCACCTGGTGTGAACGCAGGTACTTCATCCGGTCACTGTGGTTGGAGGGATTAAAAAAGAATAGGTTATGATATACGAAAATATGTCCGTTCAGGGTAAATTAAAGGTAGATAAGGTCACTGCTAGACCCCCTAAGGGACCCGCATCAAATAGACCGTCTAACCCCGTTTCTGGATCCTTATACTTAGAAACATCTAACGAACACACTAGTTACCTTATGGTATATACAGGTGTTAGTAATATTGAAGATGGTTGGGAGAGGGTCGCCGCACAACAAAACATGACCACCAATTTCAAGTACAGACAAATTATAAATTATTCATACTTAGCAGGAGGATACAAAAATAGTTCTCCATGGAAAAATGTCCACAAGGCAACTAATTCAACCGATCAAACATACCATATTGGTGAGTTATTAGATTATCCCGCGAATTATACTTCAGGTGCATGTAGTAAATCTATCTTTTTTATGTGGTCAGTTAATACTGATAATGCACACAAAGGACCAACCTCTATCCATAGTACCACCACATCCGCGGTGAATATGTTTACAGATACTAATTATGCTCACCAATCACAACATGATATTCAATATACAAGATCAGATTGTGGTACCATTCATAAAGAACACGATTTCGCATGGATCTTTGGTGGTAATAGAACTGAAGTAGATAAATTTAACTTAAGTAGTGAAACGAGAATTCTCAATTACGGTGTTACCTCAGTAAATAGTGGTGGTGGTGTGAGCGCATTCTCTGATGAAAATGCGGGTTATGTTTCGGCTGATGGTGGTAACATAAAAATGAATTTTAGTACTGAAACAATATCATCATCCTCAAATGCGTGGGCTGCACACGGACAACAAAAAGGTATCTCATCCAAAGTATCAAAAGGATATGCCGGTAATGAAGGATCATATAATGGTGGATATAACCTAAGAAGATGGGATCTAACCACCGACACTAATGTGGGTAATATCGCTAAGATTCAAGGAAACACAGGTGAAGAGAATTTCACCATGGGACAAGACCATCAGTATATGTTAGGTAACTATAATGGTGTTCAGAATAACGACACTTGGAAATTATATTATTACACTGACACGGGTATTTTTAATCCAACAGGGTTACAACCCGCGGTAAATGGTGGTACATCCTCAGGTCATTGTGGTTGGAGGGAATAATATCATCTAATCATACGATATTTTAAAATATCGCTTCATTAAACGATAATTTTTACGTATATTTTATAGATAAAAATATTAATTATGTCAGAAGGATACATCTACAACAAAGACAATAGTATAAATGATGAATTGGGTAAAAAATTACTCGACATTGCTGAAGGAGTCTCTTTCGCATTACCAAAATATAAAGCAGAAAATTTCGTAGGTGGTGCGCAGATCACACCCTACGCCAAACTAAAACAATGGTTACTTGAATTAAGAGGTAGAGAAGACATTGTTGAACATTTAGAATATACAGTTAGGAAACAAGAATTGGAAATTGAAATCCAAGAGAACAGTAAGGAGTTTTTAACTGACCCAAAAAGAAAGGAGTTGGTTGATTTAACAATCGCAGATATGAAGATTGATCTTAGGAAATATAAAAGGAACCTAAGAGATGCGCATATCGAAAGACAAGGTTTTATAGATCTAATTAGAGATTTCTTAGAGAGCGAGGATTCAAAATTACCAGATGGTAATAACTTAATTAACGTGATTGGTAATAAAGAATTGGAACACCAATACGAACATGAGTATTGGACCGTTCGTATGGCAAAACAAGCGATGTTAGATATGGTTTCATATGGACGTATTGGTACGGGTAACTTAGATTCCATCCTTATGATGTCCCCAAAACAACAAAAGGAAGTTTTATCTCTCGCATCTTCTTACACAGTATTTATAGATAAGAATATCAATCAATTAATGTCGAGTGCGACTTCTAACAATTTCTCCATTGAAGAATCTTTGAGAAATCAATTAAAGTTGGGTGAGGCAGATAAACCTGATACTGAAAAACTATTATGAGACACATACTTTTTAAAATGACGGCAAATGTACCAGGGTACATTAAACAGATCGGATCCTACATGAATTATATCTATGGTAAGATTGATGATGTGTATGATGATATGAGATTAGAACTCAATGAGTTGAATGCAATTGTCATCCCCGAAGAAATCGCAACGGGGTTTGTTTTTGCCGACATTTACTTAGAGTATGTAAGTGTGAGAACAAACTCACACATTATGGATGAAATCCCTCAATTAGCCGAATCATCTGAAACCGAAGAAGAAAAGGTAAGGTACACATTAACCGCAGAGGATAGGGCAAAGGGTGTTGAGTTCAACAAAGTGGTAATGTTAAAAGTCATCGCTGACAGATTCTCTCAAAGACATAAAGACCTCATGGTTGACGCATCCAAATTAGAAAGGGCAACGTGGGAAGAACAGAAAAGAGAGGCATTTGGTTATCAAACAGACAATTCATACCCAACGCCTGTAATTGATATTTTATCTCAAGGAAGAAGTATTGATAAAACCACCCTCATTCAGAAAATCGTTGATAATGTGAATGCGTACAATATCAAATTGGCGAATCTTCTTTTGGAACAACAATTATTGGAACAAAGAGTAAAAGAGTGTGTAACTCTTGCGGACTGTCACAGACTTAAACATGAAAAGTTTGGTATCGCAATGAGTAAACAACAAAAGATTGACGAGAATATTGAGACGACACCCCTTACACTGAGAATGGATTTCTAAATAGATTTAAATGAATTTAGCAATAAATGGATCATGTGCTAAAGGTTGTTCTTTCTGTTTCACAAAAGAGGATGCGAGATTAAAACACACTCTCGGTGAAATGTCAATTGAAAAGGTCGGGGAATTACTCGACCATTTTAATTTAGAGGGTGGTGACGAAGAGATTACCATCTTAGGTGGGGAACCGACACAACATTCAAACTTTACGGGAATATTAGATTATATCTTTTCACGAGGTTTTAAAATAAATCTCGTTAGTAATCTTTTGTTTGGTCAGAAAACATTAGACTACATCACATCTAACATTAAAAACATTAGATGGGTTCTACCAAATGGTGCGGAATTAAATGAGAAGAATAGAATAAATGTATTCCGTAAAAACTATCTATCACTATACTCTGCTTATGCCAATACATGGGGTTTCGAAGATAATTCAAGACTGTTCATTGCCATTACACTTTCAAGTGATTGGAAGGAAAGACAGATGTATGAATACGTAAAATGGTTGTACCTCGAATTAGGGGGGAAGATAAATTCGTTTAGACTCGGATTAGACCTTACCGGTACTTACCTAATCAACAATAAAGAAATGGGTGAGGAGATCACCAAAATCCTTAAATTCGGGCAATACAATAACGTCAAAATAGTTTCAGATTGTCAGGTCCCCCCATGTCTGTGGGAGGGTAAAACAAAAGAGTCTGTTAACATGAACTCTTATGGGTTCGCCACTTTCAAACAAGGTAACTTAGAAACCATATGTGGTTACATGCCCTTAGACATATTCCCCGATGGCAGTTCTATACACTGTTACCCCCTTCAAGACCAATTAAAAATTGACAATGTCTTGAATATCTCACCAAAAAATGGTATATTATCTCTCAGAGA